CTCGCCAGATGCCCGCAATAGGAACAGTAATGTAACCCGTAGAAGTATCTAGCGCCCCTGAAGTAATCCCCTGACCAGCAAACTGCACGGAGTTCCAAGTCAATGCAGTTCCAGTTCCGGTAGCACCACTAATTGACCAAGTGGTATTACGGGTGACGGAGATATATGCCCTGCCAAGCAGGTTGTTTAGGGTAGTTGAGTCAAACTTGTGCGCATGATCGTAAGCAGCAGCATACTTAGAACTACCGGCGCTAGAAGCAGTAAGGGAAATATCAGCAGGGGTTACGCTAGTTCCAGTGTTGTCGGCAATTTGACTTATTGAAACAACAGCAGTGTTGGCTTCCTTTGCTTCAACAGCCGAAAACACGGGAAAGCAATTACCAGAAGATACGGGGTTTACTGAGTGACCCACAGGGTTGGTGTCATCGTAGCCACGAGTCAAGACGGTGAGCGCTCCAGTGGAAATGTTTACACCGTTGCACAAAATCTTTTCTTCCGTGCTGGTACCGTAATCAAGAACAACCGTAAAGCGAGATCCACCCACAAGGTTGTCCCAACCGATCAGTGGTCCCTGAAGCGTAATAGATGTGGTGTTATTGTCGCAAGCCACTCCAACATAAGACGGTACTGCGCCTCCAGTGTAAACTCTTTTTTCGTAAGCCATATATACAGTATACTCCCTATGAGGTATGAGGTGGTTGGTATTGGAAACCACCTACGGTTTTAACGGTAGCAATTAGGTAGCCTTCATAGCCACCCGTGTAGACATCTTGCCTGCGGTCAGGCAACCAGTCCAGTACGTCAATGATTACATTAGCGTGAAACCCACCCTCTATGTACTGCACAAGGGTTTGGTCCCGGCGCAGTTGGTCAAGGTAATAATACTCAGCATAGGGATCTACGTAAAATTCCTGTCCATTAACATTGGAATAACGAAACATCAAGATTGGAATGGTAAGGTTGGCTTCGCTAGCAATGGCGGGATAAGACTTCAGCGTAGTGCGCCGCATAATTGGCGTATTGGCTTGCCCTGCCGGTGCGTTGATAGTGGTAATCATCTGGAAACGCTCGGCCCGTAGTGTGCCTGCATCGTAATCCACATTAGATGAATCAGATTGGTGAGCAACGGCATACGGTGCGGCATGATCTGCCGACAAGGAAATGTCTGCTGACCCGCCATTGAATGTACCTTCCATGCTGGCATACACGGCAACCTTGGGATCGGGGATACCGTAAGTAATGTATCCAGTGTTTATGTTGCCAGAAGATACATAAGTAGATGCTCCGGTATATACACCTTTGCCGGGCAAAGACATCAAAGGAGAGTCGCTTATGGCGTCCCATCCTAATGAGGAAATACTACCTTGTCCAGTAATCATCAAGTCAGAGGCATAGGCTGGCTGAAGTTCCGTGCCGCCCACAAAAGTAGACACATCTATACGTCCCAGTCCCGTGCTGTTGGTGTCGTAATTGTTCCATGAGAAATAAACAAAGCGCCCATTGCCGACCATGCTGGTAACAGGTTCGGTGACCGGCTGCGCCAAAGAAGGAAACACTGGTCCTGATTTTAAATCACCTGACGAAGTTGCCGATGGGTCATAAGCGTTTAATGTTTGACACATGCGGATGCCCAGATTGGTTCCCACAAAAATAAAGTTCAGGTAGCCATACACTGAGTAAACTGCTTCGCCTGCTTCAATAGGCAAACAGAGGACGGGATAGTTCAGGCTGTAGGGCTGAAGCACGCCGGAATTTGACGGGCCTTGGAAGGATGAACGGTATACCCCACCCGTTGTGACGTTGCCGTTAGTAGAATAGCCACCAAAGTACAGTTGAGTCAAGCCACCAGTTGCCGAAGTCCATGTCCAGTTTTGGTCGGGATGTGCCATCAACAAGTCAGACGCATCTGGCTGATCGCCAAGGGCAGCAGGGTCGGTAGTCCATGCAAAAAGCAAATTTGCGGTTGTGGAAATATTGGAGATACCAAAGGCAACAACGCAAGAATTGGCGTACACCACATCAGTAAATTCAGTTACGCTTTGACCAGCGGTGTGCGCAAACGAAATAACGTCTGTGCCAGTTACCGCCCCAGTAAGTGGTTTGCTGATTTTAATAGAAGTAGAACCAACATTAGTAACTTTGACTTTGTTTTCACTTTTAATATGGTTGTCGCTGTCCGTAACACGAGCATGAACGCTTACGCCGGGAAACCCATTGGGATTAAGAAGGTAATGGGTTTTGGTAGCGCCAGTCACGCCAGTCATTAGCACTTGCGAAGATTGAATCTTCCCAACGGCAACGTACAGATTGGCAACACCGGGGTCTACGTCACTACTGATCTGCCATAGGCCAGTGTCGGTAGCAAGGAAGATGTGCGTACCAGAGGATGTAATGCCATTCACCCGTGCCGGAGAAGAACCAGCGCCATTGTTGACAACGGCAGAACTAGCGCCTATTGCGGCAGCGTAAGGACCGCCTGATACCAATGTGCAACCAGTAAATGAAGTAGCAGTTTTGCCGGTATGGGCAAAGGTAAGGCTGTTGGTACCATCCGATACTGTAATCTGACCACGTTTGGCTGCGTTTGCTGTACTGGTAACGGCAATCGTTGTAGCCGTAGCGTCTACTGTGGTTGTAGTAGTAGAGGACGCCATGGAGTTATACAAAACCGTGCCTTGCAATGCCCAACTAGAGTTGTACCATTTAACAGTTGTGCCATCCACTACGTAGGTGTACTTGTTGCTTTGAGCGGTAAGGACGTTTGCATTGCCTGTCGTGTACCGTGCCGTAGTGTCCTTTAGCAAGGACATTTGCCATTCAGTCCATACGTCTACGCCCTTAGAAGAAAGAAAACGTAATTCAGATGACTCTTGCTTGCGGTCTAGGTGGAGTTGCCCCGCACCTTCAGACCAACGAGTTTGCTCACGACGCCACAAGCCTTCAGTGTTAACCGTTGCTTCTCCACCAATGTTGGTGTAGTTAATGGACTGACGCTGTGGTGGAACACTGCGGTGACGGAAAGCGTCACGACGGTACATTTCAAAAGACGTGTCAACAAGGTACTCATGCCCAGCAAGGGACACGGTGTAAGGACCGGGGGGTGGGATGGTAGCAGGGATTGCACGGAAACCGTAGTAACCACTTCGGAAATCTTGTGTAATCTGTGCGTTCTGAACCCCGGCCATTACCAGCCCCGAACTCTGGTGTACTGACGCTGGAGCCTGTCGGCCTCAGAAGCAATGCGCTTTTCACGGCGAAGGATAAGCGCTTGTACGGAGTTACTAATTGCCTGCGGCGGGATATCCTGTGCCTTGCGGCCATCGGGTTGTGACTCAATAAAGTTTCGCTTGATCTCACGGGGGATGGTTAGGTCAATCTCAGCGCCAAGAGCGGGCAGGTCGGTAGCCGTAGAGGGCAAGCCAGAGTGGGTAATCAAATCATCGCTAAGGTTTTCAAGTGTTTGAAACGGAGCAGAGTAGGTAATGTACAGGGGAAGCCCCGGCCATCCACGCTCGTAAAGGATTACGCCAAACCCAGAAGGGAAGATAGAGTCTTGGTTGTCTGAACCATCTATACCGTCACCGATACCACGGACAACCTTCCATCGTTTGATTGGTGGGAAGTTATGAGTGGGGGGAGCCACACGATAACGAATGTCAAGGATGTCAATGAAGTCCTTAGGCACTCCCGCCATGCCGAGGTCGTAACCTTGGTACACGGGGTTGTAAACAATCTTGGCAGTATTGACGGCAAACAAACCATTGGTTGGGGAGGACAAGTCCATCAAGTCATCGTTGATTGCTACACCAATGTCATAGCGGCTGTACTTGGGGTTTACGTACACGATGTCATTAGCGGAATGAGCGGCTGCGGTAGAACCAAGATGCCCACGCACAACGGTGGCGGTAGCGGTGCCAGAAGTACCACTCCAAGCGGTAACTAACATAAGTTCCATGCCAACAGCAATTTCTGAACCTGATGCAAAAGAGGAAACTTGCGGGCCAGTAATAGCAATGGTGGTAGAAGTAGCGTCTACATTGTTTGTCAATTGCACCATTAGTTCACGCTGGCCAGACATGACACGGCGATATACCTTCTCAATTACTTCGCCAAAGGTACTGTCTGCTGGGGTGGAATAACTCATTGGGTAGCCATCATTTCCTTGACTTCGGACTGTGCCTTGTCAATGCGCTTGGTAAAACTTTCGTCGTTGTGGATCTTGCCATTTTCAATTTCCCACTTAGAATTGGCTCGCTTCTCTAGATTGGCGGCACCCCTCGTACCCGCAGGCTGGAGGCCTTCGTCCCTCAAGCGCTTGTAGGCAGGCAAGTCTTGGGCTATACGTTCTTCGGTCTGTCGTGCGCCCACTGCCGCTGGCTTGCGGGTTGGCATTGCCGACGCTGCAAAAGAGACATGGTGAATCTTGCATCCAAAGCACCCTTCTCCGTGCGAACCATCATGCGTCCTAACCATAAGTAACCATACTTTCGTTGACGTAGCCGATGGCGACCTGTCCCGGCTGGGGGGTTGAGCCGTAATTGGCCATCTCATAACCATTATACAACAGTTGGTGAGCATCTTCGGTAGTAATGTTTTGAGTTCCTGCTCCGTATAACATTTTGGTTACATAAGGAGATTGAGTGGTGAAGGTAGCCTTGAACAAAACGTCAGGCCTAGAGCCGGGAGCGACAACGCCGGGATACTCGTAACCCCATGACGTAGCGAACGGGCCACCGGGATCATTGGGGTTCCATGGGTAGGGGATGGAGTTTGGGTGCCCATCTGTAGGCGTGTCCTGTGCTGTGCTGTAGTCCGATAGAAGGGCCACAACAAGGTTGCGTATTCTGCGCTTGAAATGGCGGTACAAGCCAACCTGCTGCCTATTAGATTCAGGCAAGTACTGAGGCACATCTTCCAGTTGGGGGCTGGTAAAAGTGTATGGAAACAGGCTTGTGACTCCTGCGGTGATAGCAAGGGTAGTTGCCTGCACCAACAAAACACTATTTACAACACCTGCAAAGTTGGCTTTGATGTTGAGCGTAGGGGCTGAAACCATGCTTGTGGTCGCTACGGTCACATCAGAAGGGGTTACCGGAATAGTTACAACTGGATTTGTTGTTGAACCTGTGGCTGAAACAGCGCCGGTAGGAGTACCTGTGGAATCAGCAGTTACAACAGGAGCCAATTGTTGAGAAAGAGAAATAGTAGAGGCAACAGCCGGAGGGATAACAAGGGCCATGACCGTGCTTGTACGGCTTGTTGTCCAACTCCAGAGACAAGCAACAGCTAGACCAAATAAATTATTAACCGTAGCATTGGCAGCATTAGAAGCACCAGTTGTAGTATCTTGGTAATAACCAATGCCTTGTGATGAAGAAAGCGTGTTAATTTCTCTAGTAGTACTTGTAGGACCAAGAGTTAAGGGAGGATAAACATTTGGTGATGATCCCAATGCACCAGTTGTCAGTAGCCAAGTAGCAGTAAGAACATCGGGGTAACCGTCAATACGGTGAGTGGGTCCACTACCAGAAGTTACGCCAGCAGCATTATAAGTTTGTGCTGTTGTTTGAGTAGCGGGGTCAACTCCTAGACCTGTTAAACTGTTACGAACTTTAAGTGGTGCGGCTTGAACAGCGCCTTTAAAGTAATGAAAAGAAGCAGCAACGACCACACCTGTATTGGTGCAGGTAACAGTGGGTTTATTTTGAGAAGCAGTACCAGCAAGGGCCGGTGCCCAATAAACACCATAAGTAAAGTTACCAGTTGCTACGGTGTATGCATAAAGCGCAGACCATGAATAGGTGCCAGCAGCCGCAGTGTTGGTACCAAGGGTGCCCACCGGCAGCGGTAGTCCCGCCTTTAACAACAGCAAGAACAATGCCATCAGCAACAGTAGCGGCTGACCAACTATTAGCAATAAGGGCCGTACCAGAATAAGTAGCGGCTATGGAAGTCCAAGCGCCTTCAGTAGGGGCTGCCATTCGGACCCCTTAGTTCAGCGTTACGGTGACTCCGGTGGTCGCAGGAAGCGATACCGTGATGCCCGATGAAGCAACTGTGATGTAAGCGGAGAGCGTTCCCCATGCCCAGACACTGCCAGCACCCGAAGTAGTAGATGTGTCAGCCAAAATAAACCCAACAATAGGCCCAGAACCCCAGCCGGGACTAGTGGAAACTGGGAAGTTGATCGTACTACCCCAGTTGGTTGAAGCAGGAGAAGCCGCAGGAACTGAAGTAGTTGGGTCAACCCACTTGGTTGAAAGCGTAGCGTTGTTCAAGGTTGCACGGGTGTAGCCACCAGTAGCAGCAACTTCCTTAGCAATGACTTGCGAGGACACATAAAACCAAGGCGTAGCCTCAGTCCAAACAGCGGTGTTGTCAGAGGTTGTGGCACCAGCAGTTGTTACCCAAGTAGGCTCACTACTACCAGTAGTACCAGCAGTTGTGCAACGGAAAATCTTGTTGGTGCTAACAAAGTTAATAGGCACCACAATGTCGCCAACAACAAATGCAGTCGAGGCAGTCCAAATGCTCTTAGCCTGAATCAGGCCAATGAAGTAGTCAGCAGGAACCGAGTTGGACTTGCCAAACAGGGTCTTAAGAGAATAAGCGTCTCCGTATCCCGTCAATGGCATTAGTTATGCTCCTTAGGGGTGTAGTAGTCTCCAGCGCCACGGCTGCCGGGGAGGTCTTGGCTAGGCTTAACCTTACCATGACCAACAGGGGTCGTGCGCGGGTTCCAACCTCCACGTTGAATTTCTTCAAGAATGGAAATAGGGGCAAAGTTAATGGCGTGGTTTTCCACATGGGCTTTGCTGCGGGTGTCAACTTGTTCTGGCTTGGCTGGCATTAGTACTTCTTGCCCCTTTTCCCAAAATTGGGTTCATCATCACGAATGTTTCTAAGTTCTCCACGGGTAAGTTCGGTACCCTTAGCAATCCGTTTAACAGAATCGGCGTTCAAATGCGAGCCATTGGGTCCTGTTAAGGTGCCTGCCATGATGCCATCTTTTCTCAATGCACTACCTTTTGCAAAAGTGTAGATGCCGGAACCATGCCCATCAGACATACTTGCAATTTGTGACTTGGAAAAGCCACGAAACTCAGAACCACCACCACTACGAACATGACCATTGCCAATGTCGTAGGAAGCAGCAGACTTAATCACAGCATCGTGGTGTGCATGCATGTCGTTAACGCTCTTAGCCCTATTTTCAGCAGCAAGAGTTAAAGGGCCATCAACACGGGGCATTAGTAGATGCCACCATCACGCATAAGACCGGCGCTCTCAGTGGGGCGCTCACGGCGGATATCCTTGGCAGGGTACTCAGAGGTAGCAATGTCACGAGATTCGCACCAAGTACCACACTGAGCATCCATCTTCATGCCCTTAAACACGTTTGTGTTAGCTTCCATGCCACGCAACCCACCACCAGAACCAATAGAACTATTGGGGCTCAAGTGAAATCCCTCAGGAAGGCGACCACGAAGCTCGCTTTCAGATGCTGTCCGTCCGGCTGCCATTACTTGCCTGCCTTCATGTTAACAAGACCCAAGTGTGCGCGCTCATTGCTAGAAACAATGCTAGGAATTGCCTTAGCATTGTTAGCTTGTGCTCGCCTTGGGCGGGAAGGAAGTGGGTTACCAGCTACATCAGCAGCTTCAGGCCCACGTACTTCGCCTCTTCCAGTAGGAATGGTCACTTCTTAATCTCCGTCCGAACTTCATCCGATGTGTACTGCGTACTAAGAGGGACCGCATGGCCAGCCGCATCTGTAAGGCATCCGCAAGCAAGACACAGTATTTCGTGTATTCCGACTTGAATGTCCTTGCTTAAGCAATGCTTACAGAATGTTGGCCAGCTCATGTGGTTCCTATCAGTTAGTAATGATTTGGGTTAGTTACTCGCCCAAGTCAATCGGAGGCTCAAAGGTGGTATTAACGTCAGCCTGGAGGCGTGCACTAGATTCAATGCGGTAGACCGAAGCCTGACGGAAGACACCGTAACCACCCAACCAGTACCAACCCATTGGGACGTACCGACGAAGGTGGTCAGTCACAGGACCGGGAACGATGTGAGGCACTGGGCCGTTACCGTCCGCGATAGAGTGAGCCTTAGCAAGCGCCTGACGACCAAGCACCAGCGTACCGTACACGTTGACCGCATCAGCCGAAGCAGTTGCGGTGGTAGCAGTGACGTTAGTAGTTGTAAAGGCAACAGAAGACTGAAGCAGGACGTTAGAGGCAGGAATTGTGACACCGTTAACAGTCTGTCCAGCAAGACCGGCAACAAACGTACCAGCAGGCAGAAGCAGACTTGAAGGAGTCAGGACCTGGTTTAGCTCAGGAGTACCACCCGAGTAGGTTGCAAGAAGCGTACCGTCGGGGATACCAGTGGTACCCGTGGTGAGGTAAGTCTTAACCAGCGTGTAGGTAACAGTCGTACCAGCAACACCAGCGCCTACGTAAGTAAGGGCACGGGGGGTCTCGATGAAACGGACACCTTCAAAGGCTCCCAGTTCACCGCTCCAGATTTCACCTGGCTGCGAGTAGATGTGCGGGTCACGCCAGTTGGCTGCAGATGAACCGCCGCCTTCCGTCTGGATGTCGTAGACCGCATCTGGGTGAATGTATGAAACGTACATTCCACCAAAGGTAGGCACGTTCTGCGAACGCAGACGGGCACGAGCCTTACGAATGTCAGCAGCAGTGAGGTAGTCAGTAGCAGCAACGGTAATGCGGCTAGTAGCCGAACCAGCGTAAGCAACCTGCGTACCAGCACCAAGGGCGTTACGAGCAACTGAGTCAAGAGACACACCAGCGTTGTAACCAACCACGTTAGCAACAATGGGGTCAATCTCCACAAAAGAGGTTCCACGCAGCTTAGCGGTTGTGATAACGGCGTTACCATACTCAGCGAGGCTCAGGGTGACGGTGCTGTCCGAAAGGGACACAGCCGAAACGTCCGTGGCTTCCGTAATGGGAGCAGCGGCAATGCTGAGGTCGTTAACAATAGTAAAGGTGACCGAGGTACCAGGCATTGACTGCGCGGTAGGCTGAACATCAGCCGCTTGGTCGAAGTAAAGCTCAGGACGAAGGGCGAAGTACGCCATCCGGTCATAAGCTGCCTTAGAGAAGTCAAGTGAACCTGACTGGGTCATTCCATCGGCGTAAGCCATAATAAGTTTTGCTCCTAGTTAGAGTTTTAAAACCGACTAGTAAGCGTTACCGAAGATCAGAAACCGAGTTCGGGATATTCCGAACGCATTTCCTTCATGAAAGCCATGACTTGCTCGGGCGTGCTGGCATCTGCCAGACCTGCTGCCATCCTCTGCTCAGGGGCTACAGGATTAGATCCTGAACTCCCAACAGTGGCTCCTTGTACTCGTGTGAGTTGCCGGAGTTCAGCGTCAGTATCCGAGTTTGCATCCCGCTCATTTGACTGCTGACGAGAGATAATCCCATATTCTTCAGCGGCTGCAAGAACCGCTTCGGGAGTGACATCTCCATCATAAGCCTTACGAAACAGGCGACCAATTCCATCTTCGGAAATCCCCAACTTCGTGAATGTTACATCACGCTTAAAGGACTCTAGTTCAGCAAACGCGGAATCGCGTTCTGCCTGTAACTTCTTTGCTTGGCGAAGCTGCTTGCGGATATTTGGGTCAAGTGCCCTAGTATCTACATCTTCTACTTCATCCAACTCAAAGTCGAAATCGGAATTACTCATAGCTTTCGCTCCTTCGGTTACGCATACCCACCGGAGGGGTTGGATACGGGAAGTTAATTCTGACGCACTCACTACGCAACTCAGATTGTGCATCCCTGAGCCGGGTCGGGAGCTAGCTCACCTCCCGTGGAGGGCCAACCGCCTATATATATATCCTACCACAAATTTGCTACTGTCGTGCACTTCCTACGCCAATAACGCCCTTAGCGGTTTCAGTAAAGCCTCCACCCTTCTGGAAAGGAGCCATACGTGCCTGCTGTGCCTTCTGTACGGCCTTCTGAGCGGATACCATCTCAGTGCCTTGGTATCCTGCAATTTGGCTACCAATGAGCTGAGATTGGTTTACAGAGGGTTGTCCTATGGTTCCAGGAGCATTGGTCATCAGACCCTTGTCTTTACTGGCCATTTGAATAGCGTTTTCAAGATTTGCTCTTGTATAATCTCCAGGCAAACCAGCACGAGTGGCGTCAGCACTAGATACAATCTTACGAGCCAACTGCATAGAACCGTATTTACCAAGTGATCCAAGGCCAACTTCTTTACTGTAACCGCCAATCATGGCTTGTTCAGCAGAACGACCTAATTTAACATGACTGTATTTGGGGTCAAAGGCAGCATTAAGCATATCTTTTTCAGTCATACCATGCTGGAGCATAAGTTCTCGCTTAACTGTAGCGTCAGCATTTTTGATCACATTGTAACCATCAACAATGCGAGCCTTAAATTCATCAGCAGATACACCACCAGCTATCAACTTACCTACGCTTGCATTAGTTAGCAAACTGGGATCAATGCCTAGGTTTTGACCAGTAGTCATAATATTTGCTTTGAGACTTAAATATTGTTGTTCGCTAAAAGCAGAGTCATATTGCTTACGGTATTCATCAAGACCTTGAAAAGCATCTTTATATTGAGGCGTTGTTTTAATCCAAGCTTCAATAGTAGGCCCTGAATACCCTTGCATTGCCATAACGTAAATACTATCGCGAAGATCGGTAAGGCCCCAATTGACTATATCAGTATTACCTGCATTATATGCAGTTTCTTCTTGAGCAACAGTCGCTTGTCGAACTTGCAAACCATATTGAGACTCAGCAAGTTGTTGCTGACGTCTTTGAACTTTAGTAGTACCAATAAATTGAGTTCGCGCATTGCGTCCCGCAACAGACCAATATGTAGTTAAATTTCCACCGCCATTAACACCTTTTGCATCCGTAAGCATCTGACTTACGGCGCGATCAAAAACTCCAATTGGAACGTTGCCTGAATTGTCTACGTTTTGATACTGATTAATGTAAGGACCTGACATGCGCGCAACAAGCCCTTGTTTGTCTGCAGAAGACATATTATGAGCAGCGGCCAAAACTTCTGGAATTGGAATTTGATCACGAGGACCATACGGTTGATTAGTAGCAGGATTAATAACGTTAAATAACCCAACAAATTCTTTGCCCAATTGAATAGTCTTAACACTATTGCCAAAACCACCAGCTAAAACTCCAGCTGCTGTCTGTTCCGCCACTGTCGTTGGATCGGGCGTCATTAACGGGGGTAAAGCACCTCCCCCAGGTAT